TAATGATGGCTCTAAGCCTTTCTTTCCAAACGTAACAGCTATAAAAAAGTGGATAGATGCAAAAGGCATAAGTTATAGCGATGAAAACGAGAAAGAACTAATTGCTTATAACATAGCAAAGAAAATAGCAAGAGAAGGACTACCCTCAACAGGTGGTATAGAAAAGTCAAATAATAAACGTAAAACAAAGTTTATTGAGCAGGTTGTTGAAGCGTACAGAAGAACAAATGACAATTCAATACACAAGGCAATAGGACAAGACATAGATAATATATTTAAAGAATTACCAAAACAAATATAATGGCAAAGAAGCAATCAGTATATCAGATTAAAGTATTAGGACTTAATGATGTTAAGTCTTTAAATACTGAAATAAGTAAGTTAAATGGAAACTACGATAAACTAAGCAAGGAGAGTAAAAAGGCTTCTGAATCAACTAAAGACGTTGGTAAAGGAGCTAAAGTTTCCTCAGTTGGAATGTTAAGATTGGCTAAGGGAGCTACTGTTGTTGCTGCTGCTTTAGTTGCATTTAATAAAGTGGCAAAACTCACAACACAGCAGATGAAACAAGCTGTTGAAGTTTTTAAGGGTTTTGAATTTGAAATGACTAAGGTAAAGGCAATCTCAGGAGCTAACGATGCTGAATTTAAAAAGCTAAACAAATCAGCACAACAGTTAGGTCGTTCTACATTCTTTACAGCACAACAGGTTGCAGCTTTACAGCTTAACTTCTCTAAACTTGGATTTACAGCATCAGAGGTTTTAAATGTTCAGGAAGCAGCTTTACTTGGTGCAACAGCAACGGGTGAGGACTTAGCAAGAACTGCAACAGTAATTGGTTCTACGGTTAGAGGTTTTGGTTTAGATGCAACAGAGGGTGCTAGAGTAGCTGATGTTATGGCAGCTTCATTTACAAGTTCTGCACTTACACTTGAGAAGTTTCAAACATCAATGACAAAAGTTTCTCCTGTTGCGAAACTTTTAGGTATGGACTTAGAGGAAACTACTGCTGTTATGGGTGTGCTTACAGATGCAGGTATTGAAGCGTCTATTGCAGGTACATCACTTCGTAATATCTTCCTTAAACTTGGCGACCCTTCATCTGATTTAGCCAAGTCTATTGGCTTTACAGTAAACTCAGGAGAGGATATGGTTCGTGAGTTTAGAAGAATGAGAGATGAGGGTATTAATGTAGAGAAGATGCTAGAGGTTGTTGATGTAAGACAAGTTGCAGCTATATCTACAATGATTGAGCATATTGATAAGATTGAAAGACAAACTGAAGCATTTAGAAACTCTGAAGGTGCAGCAGGGGATATGGCTGATATTATTGGTGATTCTCTACAAGGTGCTACACTTCGTTTTCAATCAGCACTTGATGGTTTAAGGATTGTTATAGTAGATAAGTTTGCTCCTGCACTTACAGGTATGCTAGATAGACTTGCTAAACTGTTTAATTTGTATGCGGAAGGTATATCTCCAATGCAAAGCAATATTGAGTTGATGGAGGAGCAGCAAAGACTTTTTAATTCTCAAATTAAATTACTTACAGAATCAAACTTATCTGAAGATGCTAGAAGAATTGTTATTAAGGAGATAAACAAAGAATTTAAAGATTACCTACCAAACCTTATATCAGAAAAAGATGGTCTTGATGAAATAACAAAAGCAAGTGATTTAGCTGTAACAGCTATGACAAAAAGAGTTGTTGCTATGAAGTTTGAGCAAGAGCAAAAAGAGATATTGGATAGAAGGAGGGCAGCTTCAGAGCATTTAGCAAATATGCAGATAGCAGAATCAAGAGGTGAATTATCATCTCAACAAGAAGGCTTATCAGCAGAAGCAGAAGCAACATTGAAAGGTTTTGAGGACTTAGCCATAGGACTTTCTAAATCTACATTAGAATCTACCGAAGGCTCTATTGAGGAGCTTACAGAAAAGTATAGATTAATGGCTAAGGAGTTAGGTTTTGCTTTTGAAGATTTATTTCCTGATGCTCCAACAACTGATGAAAATGGTGAAGTACCACCTTCAGGTGATGGTGATAAAATAATAGAAGATGCAAAAGCTCTGTTGCAAATGGAAATGGCTATTGCAAATGAAAGGCAAGAGTTATTAACGCAGTATGCTGAGGGTGAAATAGCAACAAAAACTCAGCTAAATGACAAGCTGAAAGAAATAGAATTAGAGCATATAGAGTTTGTTTTAAATGCAAATATGGTTCAAGGAGATGCTTTAATAGACTTAGAAAGAAGGAAGGCTAAGGTAAAAGCAGATATAAGAAAAGATGAGCAAAAAGCAGAGATTGACCGTATTCAACAAATGAAAGAAACGGGAAAGTTGTTAATGCAAATTGGTGAGCAAGAGGGTGAAAACAGTAAGATAAGACAGATAGGTATTAAAATAACACAAGCTGCTGCTGTTGCAGAAGGTATTAGAGGTTTGATAAACGCTGAAGTTGGTATTGCTGAACAATCTAAACTGTTGTTCCCTTCAAATATAATTGCTATGGCTGCTACTGCTGCACAAGTAGTTTCTGTTATAGCTAATATAAAGTCATTGATTGGTGGTGGCGGAGGTGCTACCGATTCAACTAGAGGTGAAACTGTTGAGGTTGGCAATCAGTTTGCTAACGGTGGTCTTACAAATGGCGGTATGTTTCAGGGTGCATCACACGCTAATGGCGGTGTTAAATTTAGAGTTGGTGGTAGAATACACGAAGCAGAAGGTGGTGAAGCAATTATCAACAAACGTTCAACAAGTATGTTTAGACCAATGCTATCAGCAATAAACAGTTACAATGGTAATGGTGTTAAGTTCGCTGATGGTGGTTTACTCAATAGTGGAGAGAAGTTTGCGATGGGTGGTGAACTAAGGTCTGCACAACAATTAATAAGCGGAGGAATGGGAAGTTCTAAGGTTGTAATCGTAGAAAGTGATATGACAGATGTGCAGAATAGAATATCTGCTATTGAAAGTCAGGCTACTTTTTAATATATTTGCATATGATAAGACAGAATAGTGCTGATATTGTTGATGAGTTCATAGACATCATATACAATGAAGTCAAAGCACGATACTCTGAGGAAGCAGGAATTAAGAATGTCCTGAACCATCTATCAGAGAAAGGTCTTATCGAGCCTAGAAAGCTAAGGGATTATATGATAATAAGAGATTTTGACAGAATACTCTTGGAGAATGACAACAACTATACTTATACCTATATGGATATATCTATTAAGTATGATGTGTCAGAGAGAACTATACAGAATATAATCTATAAGCACAAGCGTAAATACAACAAGGATTACAACATTAGGTAGTTTTGACCATTTCTGCGAAAGATATTAACTATTAATAATTAAATTTGCAAAATGAACAAATGGTATTCAATAGAAAATAAAGCGGATAATAACGTAGAAATATCTATCTATGATGAGATAGGTGATTACGGAACATCTGCTAAAAACTTTATAGAAGAAGTAAAGGCTGTTGGAACTGCTGACATCACATTACGCATCAACTCTGTTGGTGGTAGTGTATTTGATGGTTTAGCTATTTACAATACTTTACGTTCTCACAATGGATATGTAAACATTAAGATTGAAGGTTTAGCTGCATCTATATCAACTGTCATTGCTATGGCAGGAGATAACATTGAGATGTCAGAAAACGGATTCTTTATGATACACAATCCTTTCGGACAATCGGCAGGTGAAGCAGGAGATATGCGTAAGACTGCTGATTTACTTGACAAGATAAAAAATGAAATTATCGAAATATATTCTAAGAAATCAAACCTTTCGTTTGAAACTCTTTCTGATATGATGGATAAAGAAACTTGGTTGTCTAGTCAGGAAGCAATGGAATATGGCTTTATAGATACAATTACAGAGCCTATGAAAGTTGCAGCATCATTTGACCTATCTAAGTTTACAAACGTAAATGAAAAAGAGGTTAATGATAAATTAGAATTAACTACTAATAATAAATCAATTAAAATGACCTGAAGAATTAAAAACTTGGTTCAACGGTGTTAAAGAAGGAAATCTTAAACGCTGTTAAAGGAGAGGAAGTTTCTACTCCTGCTGAAGAAGTTTCTGTTTCTATTTCAGATAATGAGGTTATCGTTAACAAGTTCGAGGAGCTTGAGAAAACGCTAAATCTCTAGTAGAAGAAAAAGAAGAATTAGCAGGTCTTGTTGGAGAAAAAGAAAGCGTTATCGCTAACTTGACTAACAAGGTTGCTGATATGGAAGCTAAATTAGCGAAATTAGAAGCTACTGAAACTAACGTAGAAGCTGGATTCTGACCCTGCAATCAACGAAAATGATGTTGTAGTGAACAAATGGGATGCTTTTGCTAAATCAATTTTAAAATAATAAATTAATAAAAAATGGGATTTAATATAACAACAGCAGGTTTACCAACTGTTGAGCAGTATGATGTAAACAGAAGCATTATCGAGCCTATCTTTATGGGTCAAGGATTATATGCAATATATGGAAGTATTACCTAACATTAAAGGTACTACTGTAATAGACAAATTCAACCAATTAGGAAAGATTACTAAGGCTTTCACTAATGGTGCGTTTGATGGTGATGCTTCAACAGCAGCACAAGGTGCAACAATCACAATCACTCCTTCTCGTGTAGAAGCTGAGATTGAGTTTAGAGCAAACGAGCTTTTCAATAAAATGAAAGGTCAATTAATGAGAGGTCAGCACGACTTTGACAACGTTGACGGTACTATCGTTAAGAACATTCTTCTTGACTTAATCGGACAAGGTGTTAAGCTGACTTTAACCGTCAAGTATGGTTAGGAGATGTTGATTCTGCTAACGCTGACTACGGTATTTATAGTGGTATTTTCCAAGCTGCTAACGATGGTGGTGCAACTGAATTAAATACTATCACAGGAATGACACAAGCAGAAGATGCAGTTTTAGCAGCAGGTAACGGTGTTAAAATTCTACAAGGATTATATGATGCTGCTTCTCCTGAATTATTAGAAGCAGGAAATCACGTTTACTTTGTGTCAGGCGACATCGCTGATGACTATATGGCTTCTACGTTAGAATCTTCTAACTTTGCAGCAGCAGGTTACGGTGCAATGGTTAACGGTGTTCCTCAGTTAACTTACAGAGGTATTCCTTTAGTAGTTCGTAGAGATTGGGATGTAGCGATTGCTGCTGACCACGCTGAGATTAACGGTCAAAATGCTGCTGCTGAAACTCACAGAGCAATGTTAACTACACAAGATGCTTTTGTTGTAGGTACTGATTTTGATGAGAACTCAGTTGAGCAATGGTACTCACAAGACAACAAAGCATACAGATTCCGTGTAGCATATATGGTAGGTGTAGCATTAAAAGATGCTAAACTAGCTGTGTATTACACTCCTGATGCAATTGCTGTATAATTAATTTAATTAACGGGGGATGAAATACTCCCCCTTAATTTTTAACTTTTAAATAATAATAAAATGGCAATCGAAAATTTAAGTATAGCACACAGCGATTTAGAAATCAGAGGTGGTTTGCAGTATGTAGGTATCGGTCTAGTATCAGGTGCTTCTGCTGTAACTTTTGATAACTCAGGTGTTCATACAGTTTCATATACTGCTGCTTCTGATTTAGAATTATTCGACCTTAAACAAGGTACGGGTTCTTTATCTACAAGTGGTTCAAAAGAAGGTGGAACTATTATGTTTGAGCATACTGTTTCTTTTTATGTTCCTAATTGTTCTTCTGCTCACCTAAGAGCTTTAGAATCAATGAGAAATGAGCATATTGTAGTTGTAGCACAAGGCTATGACGGAAACAAGTACTGCATCGGTCTTTCTGAAGCGTATGGTTTAGAAGATTCTACTTTAGGTAACGTACAAATGTTTGCTACTCTTTCATCTATTGAAGGTGGAACGGGTGCTGCTTTAGGTGATGAGAATGGTGTAACAGTTACAATTACTTGTAGTTCAGGTGAGCTACCAAGAGTATCTGCTAACACTCTTACTCTTAACACTTCAGCAGGAACAATGGCTTTATCATAAACTAACTAAAAAGGATAGGTTAGGGCGATTTGCCCTTTCCTTCTTTTTTTATTATACTTGCACTATGTATAAATCTAAACTAAACAAAGGAACAACTTTTTTTGATGGTTTCAAAGTAAGTTGGTCTAAGGCAACTCAAGCAGAACTAAAAAAGGTTTATGACTTGGGATTTACTAATTTTGTAAGCAAAGAAGATGCAAAACCAAAGAAAACCAAAGCAAAGGCACAAGAAGAATCAGTTAAAGACAGCTCAGACAAAGAGTAGTTTTAACACTAAATATGCTTTTGTAAACCTATCTACTCCTACGGTAGATACTGAGGTTAAAGACTTAGACAGATTAAGAGAAGATTGGATTCCTTTTGGAAAAGACAATCTATTTCCACAATATCTAGCTGAGTTAAAAAGACAATCTTCTACACATCGTTCTGTATTAGCACAGAAAACTACATTCACTACGGGTGGTGGTTTCTTGACTTCTAACGAATCATTATCTGATTTCATAGAAGATGTTAATGCTAACGGAGAAAGTTTAAAGGACTGCTTTAAAAAACTAGCAGACGATTATTATACTTATGGTAACGCATACCTAGAAGGCGTTATATATGAGGGTGGTGTAAACTTCTATCATAAAGATGCTTCAACAGCTAGACTAGCTAAAAACAAGAAGTATGTTTACTTTAATTCTGATTGGACTAATTACAGAAAAAACAAAGATAAAACACAGAGAATACCTGTTTACCCACAGATTTCTAACAGTAGATTTATCATACATTACAAGGATTACGAAAGTACATTTAACTTTTACGGATTACCTGACTATGTAGCTTCATTAGAACACATAGCAATAGACTATGAGATTGGTAAATTTAATCACACATCATTTAAGAACGGATTTAGTCCTTCTGCTATTGTTACCGTTAACGGTGATTTTGGTGAAGCAGAAGCAGAGAAGTTTGTTGAAACTGCCAAAGATACATTAACGGGTAGTGGTAACAACTCAAAGATATTATTCCTTGTAAAGAACGGTGAGGACAGTAGAGGTACTGACGTTCAGATTATAAGCAACAAGGAAGATGGTGATTTCCTAGATTTACAGAAGTTAACTGACCAAAACATAATTACTGCTCACAGATGGCAACCCGCCTTGAGTGGTATCGTATCATCAGGAAAGATGAACAATACGGGTAGTGAGATTAGAATAGCTTATGACTTAGCTATGTCAACTGTTATTAGAGATACTACTAACATCTTATTAGACCCTATAAAGAGAGTTATTGCTGCTGAGGTAGGAATTGATACGGATGACCTAACAGTTGCTTACGAGCCACCTATTTCATTCCTGTCGGACATTGACCCTAAGCAAGTATTGACTATCAATGAGCAAAGAGCAATGCTTAATAAAGACTTAGAAGATATTGAGGATGGTCATATGCTCTTATCAGACAGACAGACAATTAGAGTAGAACGAAACGAAACACAAGACTAATATGGCAAATGTAAGACAATACAACAAGTTTGTAACAGCATCAGAAGTTATATCAACTTCATTTACTAATCAGGCAACAGATACTGCTTTGATAAGTGATGCTATACTTGAAATTGCTGAACTTGCACACATTAAGCCTGAGCTTGGATTAGATATGTTTGAGGAGTTAAAGACACAGAACCATAACGGTACTTTGACAACTGCTAACTCTGATTTGTTAACACACTACCTAAAACCTGCACTATGTTGGTTTGTTAGGTTTGAGGTTATGAACGAGATACAATACAATACAACCTCAGCAGGATTAGTTGTTAATGTTTCTGACTTTAGCACCCCTGCAAATGTAGAGCAGTTTAATCAAATGAAAAGCGACACATTTAGAAAGGCTAAGGTATTGTTGGATGATATGATTGCTTACATTACTCATCAAGACCAAGTAAACAACTATCCTTTTGTATGGAAAGGATGGAGATAGCTCTATGCCTGATACTGACATAGCTAGTAAGATGAACGGAATAATATTCTACTAATGAAAGGAAGAAGAAAACGTATTTAGAGAAAACAAAGAGTGTCCTGACGGGTATGAGCATCAAATGCCTGATGGTAATTGGATGTGCGGAAAGGAACACGATGGTGATGCTTATGATGAGTTTGATGAGAATCAACTTGACCTTATGGATTTAATCAACGAGATGATGAGTGATTTAGTTTCTGAGGTTAAGTCTGCTAAAAACGCTTTCTCACAAGAGGAGATTGATGAAACATATACAGAATATAAGAAGTCTGTAAATATGAGTTACTCAGAACTAAAGAGATGGTCTGAGAATAAATGTAGTAAGAAAGCTAGTTTAGGTAGAGATGCTATAAACAGAAACTTAAAACTACTTTCTAAGAAGAAGGCTGATTGGACATCTAACGATGCTACTGAAGCAAGAAAAGCTATTGCATATATTGCAAGAGCAATTAAACAACCACAAGGCAAAGACGTGAGTAAAGAATGCCCTTACTCTAAGAATTATATTGCTTTAAAGAATTGGGCATACGATAGAAACAAATAAAATAATATAAAATGGCAACAGGATTTTTAGATGATAATGTATCGTTAATGCGAATGGTAGGTCATTCTCCTAGTGGTGATGTTGAGGTATTCACTACTGCTGCACAAACAGGCAAAAGATATTACTGCTTACACTTCCCTGTGGAGAGTGTTATAGCTAGTATTACTGCTGATGAGTGTACGGGTGAAGATGCTCTACAAACAACTGTACCTGCGGGAACTACATTGTTCTTAGGAAAGGTTACAGCGATTACATTGACAAGTGGAATTTGCATAGGATATACGTCTTAATATGGCTAGTAACGAACATAGTAGTTTAGAGGATTCGCAACTGCACGTTCCTAAAGGCTTTAGTACAGCTAGTAATGATACTGTGCTTACTAAGAACTCTAGCGGTGCTTTACAATGGCAAGATGACAATTTAAGGAAAACTCATTTTGTTCGTGTTAGTGGACTTTTAAATAGAGTAAGAAGGGCGGATGAATACGCACCCGCTTATGGGGGGTAACGTTACCTATTCTTGGTCGTCAGTCGTTACTGACCCTACTAATGATGCACAAGATGCACTACAACAAGCACAGCTATATTGCACTAGAGATGGTTTTGTAAACTCTTTTAGTGGATTAGTTGGAGGAACAAGCGGTAGGACTGTGGGTTTTAAAGTATATAAAGGTACTCCTTCTGATGAAAGTTCTGCTGCTATCGACCTTACACAACTAGGCGATACTGCGAGTGAAACTTTAGGAGGTGATACCACTACCGACTTCTTCTCAACTACATCTTTAGGTAGTAGTGCTACGTTTGCAGCGGGTGATGTTCTTATAGTTACAGTAGCGCCGTCAACAGCACTTGAAACAACAGTAAGGTTTAACGCTACTATGGAGGTAGTATATACATCATAATATGTTAGGATTAAGTTTAGCAATAAGAGTAGGTAAAAGAGTATTAGGAAGTCTAATAGATTCTTTAATGTCGGCTGTTAAGGGTCGTGCTACTTATAGCGAGAATATTGCTGATAGTAAGCAAGTAGTTAAGGATATTGATAACTATGAGTTGCTAGACAAAGCATCTATACTACTTACACCTACTGCATATTCTGATGCAAGGGTACACTCTGTAAAGACCTATACAGGTGATGAACTTGTTGTTAATGGAGGTTTCGATGCTGATAGTGATTGGTCTAAGTCAGAAGGTTGGACTATCGTTAATGGAAAAGCTACACACGATGGTTTAAGTTCATACAAAAAAATATCACAACTAATAACAACAGTAGTAGGCAACACTTATAGATACGAAGCAACCGTTTCTAATTTAACTACTAGCCAAGTTTATTTGATGGCTCGAATTAATAATGAGTTTGGCACAATCATTTTTAATAATCTAAAATATGATAACGGAAATTACGTTTTTTATTTTAAAGCATTATCAACAACAACAGCAATAGTATTTCAAAATGGCAACAGTAATGAAGTGTCTATTGATAATTCATCAGTAGTAGATGTATCATCAGACTTTGACTTCGATAGAGCAAGTAGTGCTACAAGAATAAACTCTGATGGTTTAGTACAAGATATGCAGAGTATTACTGACCCTGAATTAGTACTTAATGGTGATTTTGAGGAGTTGGGTGATGAGTTAGTTACTAATGGTACATTTGATACTGATAGTGATTGGACTTTAGGTGCAGGTTGGAGTATAGAAGATGGTAAGGCGGTTAGAGTAGCTTCATCTTCAACAGATTTAGTTCAAGTAAGTGTATTTCCAAATTTAACAAGTATATTTAAAATAACTTTTGATGTTGTTAGGTCGGCAGGTTCAGTAAGATTGAGGGCAGGTACTTTTAATTTACCTTACGTTGGTGCAACAGATACATATACATACTATGTAACACCTACAAGCAACGACCAACTTAAATTTCAAGCAGATTCATCATTTGAAGGTTCAATAGACAACGTATCAGTACAACAAGTAGACCCTAACGATAGGTGGACTTTAGGTACAGGGTGGAGTGTAGAAGATGGTGTAGCGTCTTATGGAGGTGGTTCAAATTCTGCAATAATTCAAAACATAAGTTTAACAAGTGGTAATGTTTACAATATAAAATTTACAGTATCTAACGCTAGTGGTAACGCTTCAATATTTATAGGCAATGGTTCAGGTAATGTAGATTATTTTGGTTCTAGTTATACTGATTATGCAAATGGAGATTATGATTTGTACTTTACAATGCCAAGCACACAATCCACATTAGCTTTTTATGGTGAGAGTACAGGAAGTAACTTTTCAATAGACAACATATCAGTAAAAGACATTACATTTAGTGAAGATGTAGATTTAGCTAGAATAAACTATGATAGTAATGGAGAGAATGGGCATTGGTTGTTAGAGCCTACATCTACTAATCTTATACCTTATAGTGAGGATTTTGAAGGTGGTTCTTGGACTAATGGAAGTGTAGGTACTACTCCAACTTTAGATGGTGGCTATACTGCACCTGATGGTAGCAATAGTGCTTATAAAATATCTAATCCTAATAAAGATTCTTTTTGGAGATACTTTGGCGTTACAGATACCAACTATGCTAGGACTATATGGGCAAGAACTGTTAGTGGAATAGGAACAATCTCTTTATTATCTAAACACGATAATACTAACAACACTTTTACTTTGACAGAAGATTGGCAAAGATTTGAAGTTAATACTACTGATATTTCTGCAACATTTTTTTATGCAGTAGATTTTAGAGGGGTTGGAAATACTCTTGATGAGGTTTTAGTTTGGGGAGCACAATCTGAAGACTTATCCTACGCTACATCATACATACCAACATACGGTAGTACAGTTACAAGAGCAACAGAAACACTAACAGGTAGTGGTAATAGTACATTAATAAATAGTACAGAGGGTGTTTTATATACAGAAATAGCTGCACTAGCAGATGATGGTACTAATAGAAGTATTGCAATTTGTGATGGAAGCACAAGTAATAGAGTAAATATATTATATTCAGATATAACTAATGAAATAAGAGCTATTGTTGTTGTGGGTGGTAGCACAAAATTTGATGAAGAATACACCATAACATCTACTTTAGATTATCACAAAGTTGCATTAAAATACAAAGCTAATGATTTTGCTTTGTGGATTGATGGTGTAGAAAGATTTACAGATACAAGTGGTGATATATTTGCACAATATACACTTGACGAACTTTCTTTTAATATTGGAGGTGATTTATTTCCTTTCTACGGTAATTGCAAAGCACTAGCAGTATTTGATGAAGCACTAACAGATGATGAACTAGAACTACTAACAGGAATAACTAACTACGGTTCATTTAACGAACTAGCACAAGCTAACGGATATACAATTATATAATGGGAAAAGGTATAGTAAAATTAGGTGAAGGTCAATGGGCAGTTAAAGATGGTAATTTACTAGCTGCTAAAGAAACCAATGGTAGATTTAAGAATACAGAATTTACTGTTTCTAGGGGTACTAGAGCATCTTATGTAGGTAGAGATGGTTTAATCAAAGAAAGTAACTTACAAGACGTTAATTTAGTTAATAACGGTGATTTTAGTGAGTTAGGTAGTGAGTTGGTTACTAATGGCAATTTTAATGATGGATTAAACGGTTGGAATAATAATGCTACTTATCCCGTAGATAATTTATCAGTAGTTAATAATAAATTAGAATTAGAAAATATAAGTGGTAGTACGCAAGTTTTTTACAAGTGATAGTTTTAACGTAACAAGTGGCGAAACATATAAAATATCTTTAGATACTATAAAAGAAAGTGGGGTTGATGATTTTGATATTACTTTAAGAGCTACTGCTTTAGGAACTGTTGTTGAAACAATAACAACAACTCAACAGACAGGTAGTTTAACTTATTATTTCACTTCTAGCAGTACACAAAGCATTGTATTTCAATTTACACTAAGAGATACTATTAAAGGCTCAATAGACAACATATCAGTTAAAGAGGTTGACCCTAATGACTATTGGACTTTAGGCACAGGTTGGAGTATTCAAGGTGGAGTAGTAAAAGGTGATGGTGCATCATTTGATTATGTTGCACAAGGTATATCAGGATTAAGGGATAAAACAATAAAATTAACATTTGAAATAAAAGATTGGGTTAGTGGTACGTTTAGAGTGCTACCTGCTGACAGAGCTGATGGTTTAGATGAAAGATATAGTGGGAATGGTACATATCAAGTTATATATACATCTAATACTGATTTATTTAGATTTCAACAACAAGCATTTAATGGCTCAATAGACAACATATCAATACAAGAAGTAAAAACAGATATACCTAGAATAGACTTTACAGATAATACTGATGGTCATTTATTACTTGAACCACAGAGTACAAACTTAGTAACTTATAGTGAAGATTTTAGTGAGTGGATTCATGCAGGTAATACAACAGTATTATCTAATATAACAAAGCCCATGTGGAGGATTACAAAGTCTACTTGCTATTGCTGCTTCTTCCTTCAGTACAAATGCTTTAAGATCATGATTTATCTATTTGCTAGTACCAATTATAGTTTATTCTTGTTGTTTAAAGGCTGAAACAAGTCAAGAGGTTAGAATGCAGGTTTAATGATGGAAGTCTTGTTTAGATTAGAATAATCCCTAATAATGTAAATGTAGACCAATCTTCTATTAATCTATTTGATTGAAGATTTTAAAATGGTTGGATAGATTTCATTACATATTACATCATCATCAAGTGCTTCAGAATGGTATTTACAGATTTACTGATAGAACAGGAGGAATTTAACATGGTGTTACATTTGGGGGCAAGTAGAAGCCTTATCACTACGCACTTCTTACATACCTACTAATGGCTCAACGGTTACTAGAGATGCAGAAACTTGCACAGGTGCAGGTTCATCTGCTGACTTTAATAGTTCTGAAGGTGTATTGTATGCAGAGATAGCGGCGTTGGCTAAAACATCTGATTCATACAGAATGATAGGTATAAATGATGGTACAGACAATAATCAATTAGGGCTTATGTATAGAGGTAATGACGATGATAGATTAACCGTTTATATGCAAGTTAATGGAACTACTTTTGAATTTAACAAATACAGTTTTGTTATAGAAGATTATCATAAATTAGCTTTAAGATGGAATAATACAACTAATACTATTCAAGTTTTTGATGGTGGAACTGAAATAATTACAGGTTCTTACACGGGTAATTTGACGGGTTTGGATGTGCTTGCAATGCACAGAGGCTCATCTTCATCTACTTGGAATTTTTACGGTAAAGTCAAAGCAATAAAAGTATATAAAGAAGCGTTAAGCGATACAGATTTACAAAATTTAACAAGTTAATTATGAATAAGATAGGAAAATACGAATTTACAAACGAATCTACAGCTAAAAGTAAAATAGCTGCTTTAGGCACTAGCTACTGATGATGATGGTAACACATACCCAACTCATAAGCATTGTATCGTTGAACTAGGCTAATATTGTCTTCAGCACCAGGTGATTACGATGAGGAAGGCGAATGAAGCTAAAAGCTCCTGTACTTTCTGACATGTATCACCTAGACGTACTATGGAAAGGTTTAGAACCTGTTGATGCAGAAGCAGAAGTATTGTCTTATGTTGAGCCTAATGATTGGGCAGACAACAGAGTAGTTATTGAAGGAAACGGAGTACACTCATTTATGGGATTAGATTACCAAGAATACAAATTCTAATGGCACGAGCAACAGCAGCACAAGAAATAGCACTTATGAAGCAAAGGATGGACTCTATGGAGGAGAAACTAGACAAGATGGATGACAAGTTAGATATGCTAACTAAGAATCTTCTTGACCCTGACAATGGGGTGGTATCTCGTGTGAACAGAAACACATCGGCTAGGGTGGCTATGCAAAGGGGGCTATGGGGGCTATGGACTATTGTAGTTGGTACGATAGTTGCTTATTTTTTTAGTAAAAATGGCTAAAGGTATATCATTTGCATTTAGAAAGAAGGCTAAGGTAAAGAGAAAAGGAATACACTCTAAGAACAAAAGCAGGACAAAAAGCGGTAAGCAATACAACAAACCTTACAATTCACAAGGAAAATGATACAGAAAGACTTAACTTTGTCAGTAGGTAATATTATTTGGATAATAGGTATTATCTTTACAATGGGTATTGCATATAGTCAGATAGCACAGTTAGGTGAAGATATAACTGTATTGGAGCAAAGACTAGAAAAAAAGATTAAGATTATAAACGAGTGCGAAGATAGAATCGTAGAGTTAGAAAAAGAAATAGCTACTTATAAAAATTGTAAACATCATAG